CTCGCCTCCCGGCTACGACACCACGCTCCTTAAGCAGGACGTGGACGGTTACCTCGCGTGGCTCACCGCCTCTGGCGGTGCTGCCGTGACGAAGCTCCTTGCCGGCGAAAGCTGACAAGGAGACCGGTCCGCAGGCGTGTGCCTGCGGTAGGGATCTTTCCAGTCGAGAGACTGGGACATGCACAGAACTCCAGCCGCAACTCACCCTATATGAAAGGGGGTTACAGTGGATACTCTGCTGTCTCTCTGGATGGTTCTGTCCTATGATATGGGACAGAGATGTGCCGTCGACACCACGCTCGACCAAGAAGAGGTCGGGCGTCGGTTCGCGTACGAAGGGCGACCGTATTTCACGATCACCCTACCTGCCTTTGGAAAAGCCTTCGAAAGTTGGCTCGACTGCGGACAGGTTGACCTTGCGGACGTTCCCGGATTCCGGAAACGTCAGAAACTTCCCATTTTCATGGGTGGGTTTCTCTCGCAAGTATTCGAACCGTCGAATGGCGCGCTGCGTACTGAACCGTCGACCGACGCTATACTGGCTATTCGCCAGTTGTGCGGGGTCTTTGGCAAAATGCACCTCCCGGCTTCTGCCGAGAGGACGCAGGCTGCGATGGAGCAGTACATCAGCACTGATTTGGAGGTGGGTCGCTGGGAAGATGAAACAAGTCTTCCCCGTTTCTCCCGTGAGGGAGGGCGCGACTTGGACTCGGGCGTACACACAGAGGAAACTCTGGCGTTCGCTCGTTTGTCTATGCTTCTGTTTCATCGGGTTTTTGATCGCGTTAATCGCGATGTCGCCAACGGCGAACTAACCCCGAAGCATGGACCGGGCAGTACTGCAGACAAACTTCTTGGAAACAAGAAGTTCTATGCAGACTGGACTTGGCGCTTGGAGGAATTTTTCTCCAGTGACAGGTATCTCCTGCCAAATCCAAGATATCACAAACTCTTGGATGAGATTCACTTCCGCGAGCCAGGAGACGAGTTGCCTGTAGAGGTAATCTCAGTCCCCAAGACTCAGAAAACGCCCCGGATCATAGCCATGGAGCCGGTCTGCATGCAATACGCACAGCAGGCACTCTCCGAAGCTATCGTTGAAGGCATCCACGAGGATAATATCCTCAAAAGGTTCCTCCGACTCGATCGCCAAGAAGTCAATCAGCTTCTTGCACGGGAAGGCTCCATCACTGGAGCCTTGGCAACTCTCGACCTTTCCGAGGCGAGTGACCGCGTTTCGAACGAACTCGTCCAGTTTCTCACTGGGCGGTGGCAGCACCTCGACGGTGCTATCCAAGCCTGCAGAAGTACGCAGGCGGTCGTTCGACTCAACGAGACTGACAAGAAACTCGTCAGTCTCCGTAAGTTCGCGTCCATGGGCTCGGCTTTGACCTTCCCTCTTGAGGCTATCACCTTTCTGGTGGTTGTCATGATTGGGATAGAGAGAAGCATCGGTCGTCGTCTCCGGGAGAGCGATTTGATCGCTCTTTCCGGCAAGGTGGCGGTCTATGGGGATGACATTATTGTCCCCACGGACCATGTCGGATCTGTCGTTCATGCACTTGACTCCTTTGGTTTCAAGGTGAACTCCTCCAAGTCTTTCTGGACCGGAAGGTTCAGGGAGTCTTGTGGGAAGGACTACTACAACGGGGTTGACGTGTCATACGTCAAGTTCCGCAAAGAGTGGCCCGACGACAGACGTGATGTTGAGGAAGTCATTTCGCTGGTGAGTTTCTTTAACCAGTGCAATGACGCTCATTACCATGAAACGGCGGACTTCTTGCGAAAGAAGATCCGCCCGCTGCTCGGGGGATATTTTCCCCGGGTCAGCCGTGATAGTGAAATCCTAGGAGAGTGGAGCGACGTTATAACAGACGTCACTCGCATGTGTCCCAAACTGCACCGGCCCGAAACTAAGGGCTGGGTAGTCAAGGATCACATTCCGTTGAACCCACTAGATGGGGAACGCGCACTTCTCAAGTACTTCCTCAAGCGCGGCGATGAGCCGTACGAAGAGGGGCACTTGCAACGTTCCGGACGTAGCAAAG